GTTGAAGCGTGGGTGTTTAACCATATACTTACTTTTCGTGTCTTACAAAAGATTCGCATCTCAGTAGTTGCTTGATAGTCGTATTCGTGTCCACCTACACCTTTTAAGATGTCTTTGTCCTTTACGAGCGAGTTGTATGGGTCAATCAAGAACCCATCATAATTCCAAGCATCTTTAATCTGCCCTGCTAAATCTAAAAGTTTTCTATAAGTATATAACTCATTTGCATCGATAATTTTAAAGTGGTCATCTAACCAAGATAATCTTTCGAGCATTGTATCCTCTGAGATTTTATTGATAGGCAACCCCTCTAAATACTCAACCATCTTTCTAAGAATGGAGTATGCTTCATTTTCACTTGAGAACACCAACCATCTTAAATCGTGTCTCTTTGAGTAAGCCAACATCATATAAAGAATCACCGTAGTCTTTCCGACATTAGCGTGTCCTAATATAACATTGAAGTTACTTGGTTTAAATCTAAAGTGTTCATCAATATCAGGAATACCAAGTCCAAGTCCTTCTTTGAACTCTCCTTTCCTAATAGCGTTTAGTTTTGATATTTGGTCTTTTACTTTGATAATCATCTGTCAAATAATAAAGGGGGCAAAAGCCCCCAGTTAGTTAAAATGGTAAATCATCATTCGCTCTGTCAGGCGAGTGTTGAGATGTTGTTACCTCTTTGTTTGGTTTCCAAGTAGAATAACCCACATAGAATCCTCCCTTTTTGGATTTAAGAACATCCATATTTAACCATCCATTGTTTTCTTTTATGAGTCCCTCTTTATCTCTTAGGAACTGAGCGAAGTCAGATACCTTGATTGATAATTTAGTTACTACGAAATCCTGAGGTGCTTCTTTTGCAAATACACCATTTACTAATTCACTTGCCATTATTTCATTAAGTCTTTTAAGTTGTTTTTATCTACTCCTTCTTTGTTTAATTTAATCCCCAATGATTGGAGAACTCTTTTAATATCTTCAATGGAATTAATCTTATCCCAGTCGAACTCGTGTGAATGATTATCCATTGTGTACGAATGTAATAAATTGTCTCGCAGTTTGTAAAACATCATCAATGCTTGTTTGGTATCCAGCGTGATAGTCTACCGCAGCTTTTAACATTGATTGTCTAATGATGTAGGTTTGTACATCTTCCTTTTGTTGAGGTGCTGGTGTGAATGTTTGCTCTTCACGAACTAACTTTCCAGTTCCGTACTTCTCATTCTTCTCATAGGTAATGTCTTGACCTACACTTCTCTTAAACTCTCCTTTAGCTAAGAACTGAAGCGACTCTCCGTTCGCCATAGTTACTTGATACTTTTGGAAAGTGTTTTGTCCGTTGCTCCACACACCTTTAGGCTCTATGTGTGTAATTTTACTTGTTAAATTCATCTCTTTGGTTTTGATTAAAAATTTCGATTTGTGCGTTTAGTAAGTCTATTAACTCCTCTCTGTATTTGAGTGTCGTTTCGAGTTCTTCAATCCTTCTCTGAAGGGCATCTACTCGTGCGTTTAGATAATCAACCTTGAATTCCATAGTTTCTCAGGGCTTCAAGTTGTACCTTAACGAGTGCAAGTTCTCTTTCGTGGTAGTCTTCGCTCCACTCCAGTTGTTTGATTTTTTCTTTGATTAAGTCTTCCATTTGTCTATTAATTGGTTTAACAATATCCAAATATATAAAACTTTTTTATATCAACAACATATGTGCAAAAAAAAAGAGATGCTTTTTCAAACACCTCCTTTTCCAAGACAGAATAGATAGACAAATATCAACTCCTCAAATATAAGTATATATGTCGAATTATGTTTTTAATCGCATTAGTTTTTGCTTATATAACTCAATCATTTCCCTTAGTTCGTAATCAGAAAACTTTACCACCTCTCTGGAGCGTTGTAGTAATTCATCAGCCTTTCCTTCTCCGTATGTTTTATCTATCCACTTAGCAAATAAGTATTGTTGTCCGTATTGCATTACATTACATCCATAACATTGTGGAGCAACATTCTCTTCATCCCATCTTGTAGCGTAGTGCTTACGAGAAATAAAGTGTCCGTTTTGAATCTTAGATATGTCGTAAACTCTTCCACAAGTAACACACTCAACATTCCCGTTCTTAGAATACTTTGTTCTAATGTACTTAGAGAAGATTGTATCAAGATTCGTTACAAGTGTGCTTCGTTTAGCTTTTCGCATCGTATCTTGGTTCTCGTGGATTATCTTGGTGTTGTAAAAACATTTCCCCTATGTATGGGTCTACTTCTTTAATCGCTCTAAAGATAACCCTTGAGTTCTTCTTAGCTTCTTCTCGTTCGGATTTAGTAGAATCACTTCCAAGTTCGGTGTACATAAAAGCGTTTATCTCTAAAAGTTTGTCTACCCTATCTTTGATTGATAAGTTAAAGTCTCTTGCTACATTGAAAACATATTCTTTAAAATCTTGCTCCATAATTTTTTTATTGGTTACACACAAATATATAAAAAGTTTTCTTATGTTTGTATCCCCAAGATGATGGAAGACTTCAGTAACCTAATAAAGATGGAAGACTGTTGGAACAGGCACTTAGAAAATTTCTTTTTCTTAGGGGCTTTTTCTTTCTTTTCTTTTTATTTTCTTTAACTTCTTTTGTTTTTCTTTTCTTTCTTTTAAAACAAACTAAACTTACTTAGAATAGTTCTTAATAATACAAAGAACACTACAACAAAGAAAATAGGATATAACGCTTTATAATCAAAAGACTTTTCCTTCTCAAACAACTTCTCTTTAGTTTTCTCTACCACAACTGAATCTTTAACGATTTCTTTAAATTCGTTTAGATGCGTTCTAAGAGACTCTTTCTTCTTTCGTATAGTTACACTCTTAGCGTTAGAGAAAGTGCTTTCTACACCATTTAAAATAACCGATATAGGCTTTAAGGAGTCTTTTTGTTCTACTATGATTTCGTAAGTATCAGAATCGTACTTAATCGAATCTTGCTTAACCACTTTTGTAATGGTTGAGACTTCTGTTTTAATATCTTGGGAAACTTTTGTAGTACGCTTTTTGACCGAGCAAGAAACGAACAATAAACTACATAACAGTATAGACAGTCTTCCCATTTTTCTTAGATGCTTTTAAAACTCGTTTTCTATTCTCACTCTCACTAACATACGAGATATGTACCCAATCAGGATTTGAGTTATTACCAAACTCCCAAATGAGTTGGTCAAAGTCTAAATTCTCTCTAATCCAATCAAACATCTGTTTGTTACTTACACCTCCTAAAGTATCATCTATATCTATGGCTCTACCTTGAGTGTGTTGTGAACCTGAAGCACCTCCAATAGCTTTGTTTAACTTCTGAGACCTAAAGAATGAGTTAATAGCAATAGGAACTCCAAAGTGTTCTCTAAGTGGCTCAAATACCTTCTCAGCTAAAACTTGCATATTCTGTAACTGATACGCATCAGGCTCATTGTTGATTCCTTTACGAACCGCAGTCTGACTCTGTGTAGCCTCTTTGTAAGATATGTGTTTAGATACTTTCATAAATCGTTAAACAATGTAATTACAATGTGATTACAGACTCTTATCTTGGTTTTTCTTGATTAGTGCCTTGATACCGCTCTTTAAGTCATCAGGGGCTAAGAACAAAGCAAGTGAGATAAGCAACATACCAAAGAATATAGTAGCACCACCATCTTTCTCAAGCAAGTAGTAGAAGTTACCTATTAGTAGCATAAAGCCTAATATGGTAGTCGTTATTCCTTCTTTAAAGTTCTTTTCTAATCCGCTCATTTTACTATGTTTTTATCCTTGTGCAAAAAATGCACTTACCTATCTTTCTTTAGTTGGTCTAAGTCTTTTAGTATTCTTTCTCTGTGTAGCTTGTAGTCCAGTATCTCGTTCTCTAAGGTTCGGATGTCTGGAAACACATAGGTGTTTTGATTGTATCTTAGTGACTTTGTTTCATTCTCAAGGTCAGCTATCCTCTTCTCAAGTTTGGTATAAAGCAATACCGCTCCACCTACCACAATGACAATCTGAATAAGCCATTTGATGTTTATACTCAATGAAGAGTCATCACTTAGCTTTGGCAGATTCTCACCCATTCTTTATCTTTCTCTTAACGAAGTAAAACACCTCTTTGCCTATAAGACCGAATAGACCACCTATAAAACCAACTGCGGCAGCTTGTAATAAGCCCATTAACTCAATGGTAGTAGCAGCAGTTAAAATGTATCCACCTATGAAAGAAATCTTGTTGTCGATTGCCATTGTATTCTTATTAAGGTCTTAAGGGAGCCTAAGCTCCCGATTGACCGATTTTATTAAACTACTTCTTCAGGTAATGCGAAAGACCATCCTGCGAATGTGTGTACTCCACCTCCTGATGGAATAACCTCA